CGGCGCAAGATTTTCGCCCGGATTTCGGGGGGGCAGGGGGTCGCGATGATACTCGACTTTTTCGCCGGGATCTTTGACGACAAGCCGGATCCCGAGGGGGCCGCGTTCCTCACCGGGGCGCAGGTTCTCGACCTACTCGACCGAGTTGAACGGGTTACAGTTGAAAACGTCGGCGATCGACTTTGCATCACGCTCGACGGCGGCGGAATCGAGGTCGCGACCTGTATCGACCGCATTGAAATTGCTCGCGATCCGTCGGTCGGCTGGCGGCGGATCGAGGGGGCGCTCGCACAACTGCGGCGCTCGCGTGAACGTTCCGGCTAAAAGGGCGCTCGAATGGAAATGTTCGACTTGAGTCTCGATAACGTCGGGCTCTATCGCCGGCTGCTCTCTGAGTCGGCCGAGCCAGGTTCCGGGCCGCTGCTGATCGCGTCGAAGTCGAACGCGACCGAGGGCGGCCGGGCGATGGCGGTTTTCGCGTTCAACGTGCGAACCGGCGTCGGCCGCGACGTGCTGCGCGTGCAAAAGCCGGCGACGCTCCGCAACCTCGCGTTGATCCGGGCGGCGATCCTCGGCCGTCACGCCGCCGGGTTCGGCGAGTCGCGATCGCTGACGCCGGCCGAGGTCGGATCCGTCGAGACGATGCCGGGCAACGCCGTGCGGTTCGACGATCTGCTACACAACTCCGCGCCCGAGGTTATGCCGCCGCCGATCGCGATCGTAACGGCGACCGTCACGCCGCCGGCCGGGGGCCGGGGGCCGCGACCGTTCGAGGCGATCCCGTCGGCCGTCGTCGCGTGGGTCGCGCATGATCGCGTTTTGCGCCGGAACGTGCGGGTCGCGAAATCCGTTCCGCTGCTCGCGCTGCTGAATGGTCTCGACACGCTGATCGCCGCGCACGGCGTCGAGGGGGTTCGATGACGCGCCGAGGTCCGAGGGCGAAAGCGAAGTCGATCAAGATTCTCGACGGCTCGAAACGCGAGGCGGCGAAACTCAAGCGATCGCGGAAGGGGTCGGCGAACCCGACGCCGAAACCTCGGCCGCCTCGCCGGCTGAACAAAACCCGCAAACCGAAACCGCCGGGGGCGGCCGCCGGCGACGACGGCGAGGCGCTGGCGCCGCCGAAGTCGGTCAAAGCCGACTCGATCGCTCGCCGCTATTTCGACTGGCTCGCCGCCCGGCTGATCGCCGCCGGAATCGGCGAGGCGATCGACCGAACGGTCGTCGAGCATATGGCGTTGGACTACGCCGAGGAGCGCCGGGCCGCCGAACACGTCGCGACCGACGGCGCGGTTCTGACGTCGATCAACACCGGCAACGCCTACGTCAACCCGTGGTGGTCAATCATGGTCGCCGCCCGGAAGCGCATCGACTCGCGACTCGATTCGCTCGGGATGACGCCGAGGGCGCGGCAAACGATGGAATTCGACACGTCGCCGGCCGACGACGCGCCGGATCTGCTGGCGTTCTCGACGAACCGGGGGGCAAGCTGATGCCGACGACGACCGAGCCAGGTTCCGACGGATTCTATGACGACCTCGATCACGATGCGTTTTGCGGGATCTGCGGACTCGCGATGATGCTCAACGGGGGCTCGGCCGAGGCGGTCAACGTTTGCCGGATCTGCGCCGCCGACCCGGCGAACGAAGTCGCGTATTATGCGTGCGGACACTGCGACCGATACCTCGATTGCGGCTGCGACTCTCCATTCGATGACTGACAAACAACGCTCGACGCTCGAACATCTGGCCGCCGGCGGCCGCCTCGACCTGCGCGACCGCTCGACGCTCGGGGCCGTTCACGACCTGCGCCTCGACGGGCTGATCGACTCGCAATGTCGGCCGACCGATCGAGGCCGGGCGGCGCTCGGGCTCGCCGCGATCGACGCCGCCGTCGATGCGATCGTCGCGTCGCTCTCTGACGTCGAGGCGTTCACGGCGTTCGAGGCGATCGCGCTGCGATATGCGTTCCGGCGCTGCCGGCTCGCTGGCTGGCCGCCGGCGATCGAGGCCGAGGTCGATCGCGCCTCGGGCGATTGCGTTTGCGAAACGTGCGGGCGGCCGTTCCGCGATCATCCGGCCGACTGGCGGGCGCTCGGCTACGACGGCCGGCCGAGCGACGTCGTTCTTTGCTCTGGCCGGCGGGTTCACCTGTAACGATGGCGAACGTCGGAAAGCTGCCGGGGCTGAAAGCGCGAGCCAAGCGCGAGGGCTGGTCGTCGATGATCCGCACGGACGCCGACGAACACGCGCTGTTGGCCGGCTGTACGTTCGACCCGAAACGCGCCGATCACGCCGCCGACTTTTTCCCTCGGTTTCTCCGTCACACGAAAGGCGAGCGATTCGCCGGCAAGCCGTTCGAGTTGCTCAAATGGCAGCGCGACGACGTTATTCGGCCGCTGTTCGGTTGGATCCGCCGCGACGCCTCGGGCCGGATCGTTCGCCGCTACAAACGCGCCTACGCCGAGATCCCAAAGAAAAACGGCAAGTCAACTCTACTCGCCGGCGTCGGCTGCTATTTGCTCGGCGGCGACGGCGAGCCGGGGGCGATGATCTATTCGGTCGCGTGCGACCGCTCTCAAGCGCAAATTGTTCACGGCGAGGCCGTGCGCATGATCGAGGGGTCGCCGAATCTGCAACGGTTTTTCAGTGTGCGCGGGACCGATCACCGGATCATCTATCGCGAGACGCAATCGTTTTGGAAAGCAATGGCCGGCGTCGGCGCTCTCAACGAAGGCGTTGACGCGCACGGGTTTCTCTGCGATGAGTTTCACCGATGGACCGGCCGGAAGGGCAACGACCTTTACGGCTCGATCCGATATGCGATCGCCGCGCGTACGTCGCCGCTGTTGTTTATCATCACGACGGCCGGCGACGACCCGATTTCCGTTTGCAAGGCCGAACACGACAACGCCGCCGGGATCCTGCGCGGCGACTGGTTCGACGATTCTTATTTCGCGTATATCCGGGCGGCCGATGACACCGACGACCCGTTCGCCGTCGCGACTTGGAAAAAGGCGAACCCGTCGTTCGGCGAAACAATTAACATCGACACGTTCCGCGACGATGCTCGAACCGCCGAGAAAACGCCGACGGCGACCGCTCAATTCTGCCGCTATCGATTGAATATGTGGGTCACTGGTCAAAACCCGGCGGTCAAAGCGACGGACTGGCGCAAATGTCTGCGGCCGTTCACGCTCGACGACCTGCGCGGGCGGCCGTGCTGGGGCGGCCTCGATCTTTCGAGGTCCGAGGATTCGACGGCGTTGACGCTGACGTTTCCCGACGACGACGCGCATAACTTCGCCGTTCTTACGTGGTATTGGATCCCGCACGATTGGGCGGTCGAGATCGCCGGCGCTGTCCCGTGGGTCAATTGGGCCGACGATCCTCGATCGAACCTCACTCTCATTCCGGGGCGAACGATCCAATACGACTGGATTCTCAAACGACTGTTCGGCGGCGAGGTCGAGATCGCCGGCGAAAAGGTCTCAATCGAACCGCTGTCGGATGCGTTCGAGATTATGTCGATTCGGTTCGACCCGCATAACGCGACGTTCTTCGCCTCGAAACTCGACGAACAAGGGATCGAGGCGGTCGAGTTTCCGCAGACGATGAAACACTATTCCGAGCCGTCGGCAGAGTTTCAAAAGCTGATCGTCGAGGAAAGGTTACACCACAACGGCAATCCCGTGCTGACGTGGCAAATCGGAAACCTGCAATTCAAAACCGACGCGAACTCGAACCGCCGGCCGGTCAAGCCAAACGGCCGTCACGACTATCGCACTGTGGACGGGCCGGTTTCTCTGATCGAATCCCTCGGCGGCGCTTTGACCGACGAAGCCGAGGGCGGCGGCGCTTACGGCGACGACGATGACGACGGCGTTGTAATGGTCTGAACCTCGGTCGGGATTGCACCTATGCCAAAAACGAACGAAACTCCCGTCGGTTCGGCCGAGGTTTGTCTCGGCCTCGGCGTCACGCTGGTCGCTGTCGGGCTCGGTCGCTGGGATCTGAGTTTCGCGTTGATCTGGCTCGGCGCTGTGTTCACGTCGTTCGCATTTGCGAACGTAATAAACCGGAGTCGCCGCCGTGGGATTGCTCGGCCGATTGCTCGGACTGACGACGACGAAGCTAACGAACTCACTTGAGAACCCGACGCGATCACTCGCCGGCGCCTCGACGTGGGATGATGTTTTCGACGGCGCGTCAACGCTCGCCGGCGTGCGGGTCTCTCAGAAACGGGCGCTCGGCTATCCGCCGCTGCTGCGCGGCGTGACGAAAATCACGAACGACGTCGGCAAGCTGCGCCTACACGTTCGCGAGCGCACGCCCGACGGCGGGGCCGAAAAGGCTCGGCGTCATCCGGCGTGGCCGATCCTCGCGCGCAAGGCGAATCGATTCATCACTTCGGGCCGGTTCAAAAAGGCGTTGCAATTCCATGCGCTCTGGCACGGCAACGGCTACGCCGCAATCTCGCGACTCAATAACGGCGACGTCGCGCCGGCGTCGATGCCGGGCGGCGGCCTCGCGATCCTCGACCCGGCTGAAACGTTTCCGGTTCAAGCGAACGGCGAACTCTGGTATGTGACCTCGATCAAGCGCCGCGACTCTCGCGGCCGCGTCGCCGACACAACCGAGGTCAAGATTCCGGCCGAGGACATCATTCATATCCGCGGGCTCTCAAGCGACGGGATTTCCGGCGTCGATATCTTCGATCTGATCCGCGAGGCGCTCGGGATCCCGTTGGCGGCGCGCGAGTACGAAGCCAGGTTCTTTGGGCAGGGGGGCAATCAATCCGGCGTGCTGATGATTCCGGGGCGGATCCGTAAAGATCGGCAGGAGAAGCTACTCGCCGCGTGGGCGAAGATGACGACCGGGCTCACCAAGGCGCACAAAATCGCGTTGATCCAAGAGGGGGCGAAATTCGTTCCGACCTCGACCGACCCGGAAAAGGCGGCGCTGATCGGGGCGCAGGAACTCGAAATCAAAATGGTCGCCAACATTCTTGGATTGCCGCCGCATATGCTCGGCGACTCGTCTCGAACCGCTTACAACTCGATCGAGGCCGAGAACCGCAATTATCTCGAAAGCTGCCTCGACGCTTGGCTCTGCGATTGGGAGGAAGAAACCGCCGACAAGCTGCTGCGCGAATCCGAGATCGAGCGCGACTCGCATTTCATCGAATTCAACCGGGCGCAACTGCTGATGATGGACTTCAAAGGCCGTGCCGAGTCGTATCGCGTGTATCGCGAAATCGGCGCGATGGGGGTCAACGACGTCGCACGGGCCGAGGGCTGGCCGACGATCGGGCCGCCGGGCGACGTGCGACACGTTCCGTCAAATTGGATCCCGTTGACCGAGGCCGGCAAGACGACGGCGACGTCGGCTCGGGTTCACCGCGAGTTGATCGTCGATCGACTTCAGCGCCTCGCCGAGATCGAGGCGACCGAAATGAAGCGACTCACGGGCTCGGCCGAGGCCGCCCGGCGTGCGGGCGAATGGTTCGAGAATCATCGTGGTCGCGTCGAGTCATCGTTGACGCTGCCGGTTCGGGCGGCGCTGGTCGCGGGCGGATCCCGTGACGACGGCGCGGCCGATATTGTCGGCCGGTTCGCCCGGTCATATGTTGCGTCGAGGATTGCCGGCGAGCCGTGGCGCAATCCTGAAACGTTTTTCGCAACCGAGGCGGCCGCGATCGACGCCGCCGCCGATGCGTTGCTCAATGGAAAGGCTAAAGCATGACGGGGCGAGCGCAGAACCGAACGGCCGAGCCGGCGTTGTATCGATTCCGAAACGCGACCGAGGAAAACCCGGCGGCCGAGATCGCGATCTATGACGACATCGGGCCGAGTTGGCTCGGGCTGATCGGGGCCGTCGGCGTTCGCCGCGACGTCAACGCCGCAAAGGCGGCCGGGGCGAAGTCGCTCGACGTGCGGGTCAACTCTGGCGGCGGCGACGTGTTCGAGGGGTTCGCGATCTATGAAACGATCCGCGACGCCGGGATCCCGACGACGGTTTACATTGACGGAATCGCCGCCTCGATCGCCTCGGTTATCGCAATGGCCGGGTCCGAAATTCGGATCGCCGAGCAAGCTATGATGATGATCCATCCGGCGCGGGGGATCGTCGCCGGCGAGGCGAAAGATTTTCGGCGCTACGCCGATCTGCTCGACACGCTCCGCGAGCAAATCCTCGACGTCTACGCGAAACGACCTCGCGTTGACCGGGCGGCGATGGCGGCGGCCGTCGTCGATGGCGAGGAACTTTGGTTGACCGGCCGCGAGGCGATCGACCGGGGGCTCGCCGACAAGCTGACCGGCGAGCAAGCCGTCGAGGCGCGCTATTCGGCGACGATGCACGATTTCAAACACGATCCGAATCGGCGCTTGATCGCCGCCGGGGCCGGGCCGCTGCTGCTGCCGGACGAACGCCGCTCGATCGCTGCCGGCCGCACGCCGCCGCCGGCGACCTCGACCTCGACCTCGACGCCGGCGACGCCGCCGGCGGGCTCTGCGGCGGCCGGGGGCCAGGTTCCGGGCGACGTCGCCGCCGCCCGGTCGCGGCTGGCGGAAATGGCCGGCTGGTCGCCGCCGGCCGAGTCGTTCGCCGTGCCGATCGACTGACGGGATCCATCGGGAAGGGATGGCCGAGGCCGCCGGCGTGACGCTGGCGGCCTCGGATCGTTTCGGGCGACCCGGAAGTCGGCCGGCGACCTCGGCGCTCGCTGGCGGGGCTCTCCGGCGTTTCTCGCCGTCGAGGCGGTCGGATCGACGACGCCGGGCCGCGCCGGGCGCTCTCGGCCGCGAGCGCCGCCGGCGAGGCTGACGTCGAATCGAGCGCGGCGCCCGCTCAATCTGACGACGGGTCGAGCTGGCTCGACCTGTAATCGAATTGACACGCCGGCCGGGGCTTGCGTATCGTTTTGAACGTTGAGGCGGTCGCCTTGCCGGCCGCGATCTGCGGCGCATGGGCATTGCACGAAACGCCGCCGTCGGGTTCTGCACACCCGCCGGGCGGCGTTTTGTCGTTCCGGCCTGTCACCATTCATCGAACCGAGGTTTCTCCGATGCCAGTTTCCGCGACTTCCCTGAAAGCGCTGCGCGAACGCCGGGCCGCACTGTGCGCCCAATTCCGCGCGATCGTTGACAAGGCCGAGGCCGAGAACCGGGCGCTCGCCGCGACCGAGAACGCCGAACTCGAACGGCTGCACACGGCCGACGTCGAGTTGCGAAACCGGATCCAGCAAGGCGAACGCGCGCTCGCGTGGGTCGGCAACATGGAAGCGCTCGCCGGCGACGTCGCCGACGAACTGAATCGCGAGGGCGCGTCGCACGTCTCGGCGAGCGAATTCGCCGGCGCTCTCGGCGACGCCGCCGATCGGCAGGGTCGCGGGATCTTCGCCCGGCAACACGGCCGCCCGGCGAACGACTTCGCCCGCGCGTTCCGCGCGTGGGGCATGATGCGACACGGGATCGGCAACCCGAGCGACGACGATCTGAAGATGATGAAAGCCGTCGGGTTCTCGGCTCACAAAAAGTCGATCACGATCCCGCTCGTTTCCGATATCCGGTCGCTGCGGCAAATGTTCCGCAACGCGATGACGTCGGGATCCTCGCCGGGAACGCACCTTTCCGACCTCGATTTCCTCGGGCCGATCGAGTTTTCAATGCTCTGGTTCGGGCCGATGCTGCGCGTGTGCGACATCATTCGCACCTCGCACGGCAACACGATCACTTGGCCGACGTTCGACGATACGGCGAACACCGGCGCTTACATCAACGAGGCGACGGCCGACACCTTGCAAGATCCGACGACCTCGAACGCCTCGTTCGGGGCGCACAAGATCACGTCGAGATTCATCAAGGTCGCGACCGAACTGCATGAGGATTCGGAATTCAATATTGCCGAGGTCGTCGGCAATGCTCTCGGCGAGCGCATCGGGCGCAAGCTGAATACCGAAATGACGACCGGCACGTCGGGCGCTGCGAAAATCCTCGGCTGGCAGGCGAACGCCGCGACCGGCAAAACGGCGGCGGCGGTCGCTGCGATCACGGCCGACGAACTGCTCGACCTCAAATTCTCGGTCGATGCTGCGTATCGCGAGTTGCCGGGCGCGGGTTTCCAGACGCGCGACGCGACAATCCTCGCGATGAAGAAACTCAAGGACACGGCGGGTCAATACCTGTGGCAACCGTCACTGCAAGCCGGGACGCCGGATCGATTCGACGGCGACGTCGTTCTCGCTAACAACGACGTTCCGGCGATGGCGACCGGCGTGAAGTCGGTCGGCTATGGCGCGTGGTCAAAGTACAAGCTGCGTCAGGTTCGCGAGATCCGCGTCGTCGCTCTCTCCGAACGGTGGGGCGATGAGGATGTCATCGGCTACGGCGCATACATCCGGGCCGACGGCAAGATCCTCGACGCCGGCACGGATCCGATCAAGGTTCTCGCGCAGGCGTGACGCTGCCGCCGTCTGGTAGTCTTTCGCCGGGCGGCCGCGTTGGGCGGCCGCCCGGTTTCTCTGTTCCTGCGGCGCGACTCGCGTCGCTCAATCCGAGGTCGAGACAATGGCGACAAATCCAGCAAAGCAAACCGGCAAAACGCCGGCGACCGCCGAGCCAGGTTCCGGCGAACTGCATTCGGTCAAGCTGAAAACCGGGCGATCGAACGGCCGAGTCACTGACAATCCGGGCGACGTCATCGACGTCGATATCCGCGAGGCGTGGCGATTGAACGAATCCGGTCAAGCCGTGTTCTGCGATACGAAAGGCGATCGACTGCCGCGCGAGAAGATCCCGCCGAGGCCGGCGAAGATTTGGCCGGAAGGATCGCCCGAGGGGGTTCTCGCCGGCGAGTGCAAGCCGCCCGAGAAAAAGAAACCGGCCGCCGGCGCATCGCCGAGGCCGGGCGACGCCGCCGCCGGCGGCGATGACGACGACTCACTCGACGACTGAGGGCGCGTCTCGACCGGCCGGCCGTTCGACGCGAGCCGGATCGCCTCGCGGCGGCGGCCGGTCGGATTCGAGCAATTCCCGAGGGCTCTGCGATGCTTCGACAAATCGCGCAACCGATCGGCCTCGCCGTCGATCTGGCGGTCGCAAAGGAATGGATCGGCGTTCGGCACGACGACCTCGACACGTCGGTTATCGAGCCGCTGCTAAAACGCGCGATCAAAAAGGTCGAGGATGACACCGAACGCGCGTTCTACGCGCAGACGTGGCGCCTGACGCTCGACGACTTTCCGCGCTGCGGGTCGGCGGCGATCGAGTTGAACCGGCCGCACGTCGAATCGATCACGGCGTTTTCGTATATCGACGGCTCGGGCGCGGTCGTCGCGATGGTCGCCGACGACGATTATCAAACGTCGTTCGACGTCGAGCCGGGGGTTCTGCTGCCGCCGCCGGGCGGGATCTGGCCGTCGGTTCAAACGAACCGGGCGGCCGCTGTCGTCGTCGATTTCGTCGCCGGCAAATCCGACCCGACGGCGATCGACATCGCGGTTCAATCGCCCGTGCTGCTGCTGTTCGGTCACTGGTTTTACAATCGTGGCGACGTCGGCAAGGTTCCGCCGGCTCTCGCCGAGTCATACGACGACGCAATCGAGCCGCTACTCTGGACCGCTTGGATCAAATGACGCCGGTCGAACCGATCAAGTTGCAAGGGCTGAAACCCGAGAACGCCGGGGCCGATGGCGTCGTCGATCCGTCGGTCGCCGACAACTGGCGTGACGACTGGTCGGGTCTCGGCGAGGTCGTCGAGGTCGGCGGGGCCGAGATCGACGTCGGCGAGCAAGTCGCGTCGAACATAACTCACATGATCCGCGTTCACGGCGACTCAATCACGCGCGTCGCGACGACGAAACAACGGATCCGATGGACCGACGGGGCCGAGATCCGGTTTCTCGAAATCACTCGCCGCCGGCGAACCTGCAACGCGCCGGAAATCATTACGTTCGATTGCGTCGAGGCGACATGAGCCAGGTTCGGCCGACGATCACGTTCACGGGGATCAAGCAACTCGACGACAAGTTGCAACGGATCGAGAAGCGCGACGGCCGACGCATCGCACGCAAGGCGATGCGTCGAGGTCTCTCGGTTCTGCAAAAGGCGCTCAAGGTCGCCGCGCCCGTCGGGCCGAAGAAACCGACCCGTCGAGGCCGGCCGCTGCGAAAGGCGATCGGGCAACGGTTCGGGAAGTCGCGGACGAACGACGCGATCCTCTCGGTCGTCGGCGTCAACGTGAAGTTGCGGAAGGATCAACAAGCGCCGCACGGGGCGGCCGCGACGCTCCGCACGTCGCGAGGTCCGGGAAATGCGTTCGTCGAAACAACGGTTCGAGGCAATCTCGGCGCTGCGATGAACGTCATCGAATCGACCGTCGCCGAGGAAATCAACGCGCTCCGATGATTCTCGACTCTCTCAGAACGTGGATGCTCGCGAACCTGTCGCCGCCGACGCCGGCGATCGATATCGAGCAAGCCGAGCAAGGGCTCGGCGACGACGTTTGCGTTTTGAAATTCCTGTCGAGGGATCCTCACAACGTTCTCGAACCCGACGACGCCGCTCGACTGCTGACGGACGAAATCGATATCGACTGCAAAGGTTTGACGCCGGCGAAAGCGATGTCGCTCGCCGAGAATGTTTTCGATAAGTTGCGAAACCTCACGGGGACCGTGGGCGATCGCAACGTCAAGGCGGTCGAGGTCGCCTCGGACTGGCTCGGGGGTTACGACCCGCCGAAGCAAGGCGAGCGCCGAGGCCGACACGTCGTTACTGTGCCGATCGTCATTCACCACGAACCGAACGTTTGAAAAAGGAACTCGACCGATGTCGAAAATCGTCTCGAAAGGTCAACGTCTGCAACTGTCGGTCGCTTCCGTTTTCACGACGGTCGCACAACTCGACCGGATCACCGGGCCGGATCACGAGGTCATCGACGTCGAGGTTCCGACGCTCGATCAGGCTGACAACTCGATCGAGCATGACACGACGGGCTATACGGAACCCGGCACGGTCGATTTTTCCGGGTTCATCGACCCGGCGCTCGCGATCCATCAGCAATTCACCGATGAGGCGGTCTCGCCGACGCACGGCGGCCGGTCGTTCAAAATCATCTATTCCGATAACACCGAGGTTCCGTTTACCGCGATCCCGAAGAAATTCACGCCGGCGGCCGAGGTCGGCAATCTGGTGCGCGTCGATGGTCAATTGCAATTGACCAAGATCGCGACCTATCCAAGCTGATCGGGGCCGGCGCGATCGCGCCGCGTCGCTGACGTTTCCGCTCACACTCTCAATCGAAAGTCGAACCAATGATCGCGATTCTCTGCAAAGCTGCGACCGTCGAGAACCCGGAGCGCGTGGCGCTCGTCAAGCTGGCGGCCGCGACGCCGGGCGACGACCGGGCGACGCTCGACAAGATCCGCGCCAAGCTGCGGGCGATCCCGCATTCGCTGCCGGTCGAGGCCGGAACGAAGATCGATCACCCGCACGCCTATCAACTCGTTTTGAACGGCGTCGCCGTTCCGGGCGATGACGAATGTCGCGAACGGGCCGGCCTCGACGACGCCGAGATCGAGCGCCGGATCGCCCGTTACAAGCTGATCGACGAAGGTCTCGGCGTCGAGGTCAAGTCGGGCCGGATCATCACACGCGACGACGCGCAGACGATCGTCGGCGGCCGCGACGGGCTCGACGACGCGCTCGACGTGCTGTTCGCCGGCGAGCCGGCCGTCGCCGGCAACCCGAGCGAAGAATGAAACCGGAAATCACGGTCTGCATCAAATGGCCGCGCCGGCGGCGGAAGCCGAGGCCGGGGCGACTTGTCCCGAGGATTTATCAAGCGATCGAACTCGACGCGACGCCGGTTCGCACGCCTCACCTAGAGCGCCGCATTAAAAGGCAACACGACATGACGACCGTTCTCACGAACACGCAAAAGGTTCGAGTCGAACTCGAACCGTTTACAAACCGGCTCGGCGGGCCGGCGGCCGTTGACGGCGCGCCCGCGTGGTCAACCGACGACGCGAGTCTCGTCGCGCTCAACGTTGACGCCGACGGAATGGGCGCTTGGGTCGAGACGATCGGGCCGACGGGATCCTGCAACGTGACGGCGACCGCCGACGTTGACCTCGGCGACGGTTTCAAGCCGCTGGAATTCACCGATCAATTCGTCGTCGATCCGGCCGAGGCCGCCGCCGGCGGGTTCCGCATCGGCGAGCCGGTCGAGCGCGACGCGCCGCCGGCCTGACGGCGAGCCAGGTTCCGAACGCCGGCCGGCGCGGGCCGGCCGGCGATGTTTCACTCTCTGCAACTGAAAGCGATCCAAGATGACGAACGAAACGACGACGCCGGCGACGCCGGCCGAGGCTGACGACAAGCCGACTTCGACGCGCGAGTCAATCCTCGGGCTGAAAGGTCGGCGGCGCTACCTGAAACGAACGGTCACGCTCAAGAATGACGACGCCGACGCCGAGCCGATCGAGATCACGATTCGCTGTCGGTCGATGTCGGCGAAAGAGCATTCGGCGTTTGAGCGCATTTTTCGGGCGGCCGACGGCAAGCCGAACGAACGCCGAAATCAGGTTCGCGAATACCTCGCGCTGTTCTGCGGCTGCGATGACGCCGGCCGGCTGATCTTTCGGCCGGATGACGTCGAGGAAATGTCGGCGGTCGATACCGGCGTTTTCCTCGCCTACGCCGCGCTCGCGATGGAACTGAACGACATCACCGAGGACGACATCGCGGATCTTGAGGGAAACTTGTTCGAGGCCGCCGGCGAGACGACCTAGCGCTCGCTGCCTCGATGGGAAGGATCGACGCCGACGGGGCGCTCGACGAAATCACTGAGGTCGAGTTTCGAGAATGGCGGCGGTTTTATGGCGGCCTGTATCCGATCGACCGCGACGACCTGCGCGTCGCGGTTCTCGGCGTTTGGATCTGTCGGATCCTCGCGGCCGGCCTCGGCGTCAAGCCGGCCGACCTCGGGCTCGCCGAGGGGTTCACGATCGAGACGTTCGCGTTTTGGAATGAACACGTCGTCGAGTTGATGAACGGCGCGGCCGACGCCGCCGGCGTCGCGGGCGGCGGTCAAACCGATACGATGATGCGTCTCGAACTGAACAAGGCGATCGCCTCGGCGCAGGCGTGGGGGTAAACGATGGCGACGATCGGCCGCATAACGGCGAACCTCGGTCTCAACAAACGGGGGTTCGATACTGGTCTGCAATCGGCAGGGGCGGGGCTGGCGAAATTCGCTGGCCTCGCCGCCGCCGGTTTCGGCGCTGTGTTCGCCGGGATGAAAGCATTCGACGCGCTTTCGTTCGGCGTGCAACTGGCGGCCGAGGCCGAGGCCGCCGAGGTCGGTTTCGCGACGTTGCTCGGCTCGACCGAGGCCGCGAAAAAGTTGCTCGGCGACCTGTCGGCGTTCGCCGCCTCGACGCCGTTCGAGGTCGCGGGACTCCGCGACGCCGCGAAAAAGCTGCTCGCGTTCGGCGTTCCGGCCGAGGAAATCATTGATCGGATGACGATGCTCGGCGACATCGCCGCCGGCACGGGCAAACCGCTCGGCGAATTCGCTGCGATCTTTGGGAAGATCAAGGCGACCGGCGTCGCCGGACTTGAGCAAATCAATCAGCTTGCCGAGCGCGGCGTTCCGATCTATTCGGCGCTCGCGAAAACGATGGGGGTCTCTGAAAGCGCTATCCGCGGGCTCGCCGGATCCGGGAAAATCGGGTTCGAGGAAATCGACGCCGCTCTCAAATCGACGACGGCCGCCGGCGGGATGTTCGCCGGCGGGATGCTCGCGCAGTCTCAAACCGTTATGGGGCTCTGGTCAACCCTGAAAGATTCCGTGTCGATGGTTCTACTCGACATCGGCCGGGCGATGATGGACGGTTTCGACTTCAAGGGGGTTCTAACGCAAGGGATCACGTTTGCCGACGGCGTGCGCGCCGCGATGACGCCGATCGGCGACCTATTCAAAGCGATCGGCGGATTCGTGCGGGCGCTGATTCCCGACTTCGCCGCCTCGGGCGCGACGATGGCGTCGGCGTTCTCGGGCGGGATCCAGGTTCTAACCGACGGTTTCCTCGCGGCCGAATTCGCCGTGACGAATTTCGGGGCGCTGTGGGATATCGCCGTTCAATCGACGGCGCTCGGTCTGGTCACAATGGGCGAGGATTTGAAATTCCTGTTTACCGGGACGCTGCCGGCGCTGCTGACGTGGGCCGGAAAGCAATGGTCGAATATCTGGTTCACGATGGGCGACCTCGCGTTGACGATCCTCGCGAACCTCGGCGAGAACATTCGATCGTTCTTCTCCGAGTTGTGGGATTTCATCGCCTCGGGCGGATCCGATTCGTTCGACATGACGTGGAAGCCGTTGACCGACGGTTTCGTCAATGCAATCGAGTCGCTGCCGGATCTTCCCGAGCGCGCTATGAGCGACGTCGAGGCGGCGCTCGCCGGCGCCCTCGATTCGATGATGACAAACATCGGCGGGAAGTTTGACGATTTCGTCGCCGGCCGCCGGGCGGAAATGGCCGCCGGCCTCGCGACGCCGGAAACGACGACGGCGACGCCGACCTCGACCGAGCCGCCGCCGGGGCCGGGATCCGACAAGCCGTTCAAGGCCGCCGATTCGCTGCAAGCCGGATCCCGCGAGGCGTTCCAATTGCTCGCGCGGGCGCAGGCGCAGGGGTCGGGAACAAAGAATCTCGAAAAGACGGCGAACGCGAGTCTCACGACACAAAAGCAAATCGCCCGCGACATCGCCACTATCGCGAACCGGCCGGCGGCGGGGCTCGGGCCGGCTCTAACATTCTGACGCGAGGGCTCGACCGATGGGGGTTCTGTGGGTTCGCCGGATGTTCGACGGCCGGGGCGGCGAGTCGGGATTGTCGGTCGCCGACGATCGTCACACGTTGCGTTGGCTGGTGCGCACCGATGATGCGTTTATGGATCGGTTCTCGGTCGCCGCCGAGGCGTCGGGTTTTCTGCCGGGGCGCATGGATCCGCACCCCGAATATTTCCTGATGACGGCGCGCACGGCGAAATGGTCTCAACCCTACAAGTCGCCGTTTTTGTGGGTTCTCGAAATCGGCTATTCCTCGGAACCGTTCGATCAGGAGGACGACAAAGATTTCGAGAACCCGCTCGACAAGCCGACGGTTATCGACGTCGAGCCGGTCGTCGTTCCGCGCTACACCGCGACCGACCGCGACGGGAACGCGATTCTCAACGCCGCCGGCGACCCGTTCCTCGATCCGATCGAAACGACGGCGACCGAATTAATCTATCGCTGCAAAAAGAATCTCGACTCTCTGCCGGACTGGTGGTACGACCTCGCCGACCGGCTCAATGAGTCGGCGCTCACGATCTACGGCAAGACGCTCGACGCCGAAACTGTGCGGTTCTCGCCGGCCTCGACGCCCGCGCCGAAAGTGCAATTCGATATCCCGTATTTCGAGGTCGGTTGGTCACTGCATTGGAAGCGGAACGGCTGGAAGGAAAAGCGCGTCGAGGCCGGTTATCAATACATCGACGTCGCCGGCGACGGGACGAAAAAAAAGATTCTGGTCGCCGGCGAGGATGGCGAGGGAACCGAGGAACCGAAAGATCCTCAGTTGCTCAAGGCCGACGGCGACCTTTTGCCGCAACCGATTTCCGGGCCGGATGCCGCTATCATTAAGGAAATCGACGTCGATGAAACCGGCGACTTTTCAGTTATCCCACTCGACACGGATTAAAACGCTATGGCAAACGAAATCTCGACGACGCTCGTAATCTCGGCGAGCAAGGGGCGCACGAAAGCCAGGTTCGCGCCCGGTCAAATTAAAACGGCGATGTCGGCCGAGGAAATCGAATCGGGAACGATCGTCGCGACCTCGGGGGCCGGCGTGACGCTCGCGGCCTCGACGGTCGCGGCCGAGGGGCTGTTGATCCTGCGGAACCTCGGGGCCGACAACTCGGTTTTTTTCGGCGTCGATGACGGCGGGCCGCGAGACGTCGGCGAGTTGACGACCGACGGACTACCGGCGATGTTCGTTCTCAAGCAAGGCGTTACGCTGTCGCTGCGCACGGCGACCGGGTCGTCGCCGGTCTGGTATCAACTCTTGAGCCGCTGAACATGGCGAACGAACCTCGCGGCGTCGATCCGAAAGCATGGGATCGCGTGACGGCCGGGATCAAGTCGGTCGAGGCGAACCGCCGGCCGGTCGGCCGCCTCGGTCGCGATCGCCCGGCGGGCTCGGCCGCCCGCTGCCGTGGCGGGTCCGTGTTCAAGCTGTACGTTATCGGGGGGCCGACCGACGGGTCGTTCGACCTCGATATTGTCGTCGATGGGAATTCCGAAACGATAACCGTCGAATGGGATGACACGCCGGCAACTCTCAGACCGAAGATCGAAAGTCACGCCGACATCGACGACGACGAAATCGAGATCGAGGCAAACGCCGACGCGATCATCGCGAACAACTCGTTTACGATCCGGTCGGCCGGCGGGCTGCGAACTAAGGATTTCGACATCGTTTTGACGTTCGGTTTCGTGAACGAATTGACGGGCGGGATCGGTCAACCCTATCCGTTCGTTGACGAATGTTTTTGTCGCTGAAGTTTCAGGCGAGGCGATCCAATGGCGTTTTTCGATAATCTCTGCTGCGCTATGCCGATGCCGGATCCGATGCCGGACTACATCACGCACGCTGCCTACGATCTGGAAACCGGCGAGCTTGTTTGGGCTTTCGATTCCGGCGTCGCTCACAACGTCGGATGCCTCGGGCCGGGCGGTTTCTGGACGTTCTGCGGGTCGCTCGGGACCGACGAAATTATCATTCTCGATCCGGCGACCGGGCAAGTCGTCGAGCGCGTCGAATGGTTCCGCGACACTCGCATCTATCACGCGAGGTCCGATCAAGGCGGGGCGGTCACTGTCGCGGAAGGGGGCGACCCGACGACGGCGTTCGCGGCGATCACCGGGGTCGAGTTGACCGACATTAGGTTTACGCGCTCGCCGAAATTTCCCGTGTTCTCAAATCTCTATTGGGAAGCCGCCGGCGACAATGCGGCGTTTACCGATCTGGTCGTCGTCGCCGGCGTTCCGAATCAAATGTATTGGGGGATCGAGGGCGCGTCGGGCGCCTACGAAAACGACTCGAATTCGCTGGTCGATGGACCGTGGACGGTCGGGCCGGACATGCGGGCGCATGAGGTCATGCCGGGCGGCGGCGTTTGCACGGGGGTTCGCTGGAACACGGGAACGCCGGGCGCAAAGGCGGCCTCGGCCGTGTTCGCAAACGCCGACGACGCCGCGACGCCGAACACGTTCGAGGATTTTCAATATTCCGTGCTGACGCAATACCGGGGGCGGATCCTCGGATCCGGTCAACCGTTCGGCTCGGGGCAACGGCGAGCGTACCTCGGGCCGGGATCCCTCGGGCCGATGCCGCCCGGCGTCGATCAACATATTTTCGCGCTCGGCGCGGGAACCGCAGACATCACCGGCGCTTACCTGCGCCGGAACGCTCTGAATCGCGGGACGCTGACGCAATACGTCGGTCTCTCGGCGTCGTCGCTGCTCGCGATCTGGACTCAAACCGCATACGTCGAGGGGACGGTCGAGGGGGTCGATATCAAGCGCGGCAATTTCCAGACGTCGGGACCGTTCGGGCCGCTGGTCGATGTCGGGCCGCTGCGATGGCTGAACTGTCCATTCGTTTGCGGGATCGACGAAACGGCGTTCGTCTCGCGATCGGCGTCGGTCAATCTGGTCGGCCGGGGCGGGTTCGGCTCGGCGGCGGAAATCCGAAAGGTCGGCGTTGGCGACCTGCGCGACGTTTGGGCGAAACACGGGCCGACGCATACGCTCGGCGCACGCCGCGACGAAAACGAATTCATATTCGACGATCGGTTGTACGTCTGCTGCGGCGGCCGGATCGATTCGCGGAACCTGTCGGTCGCTTGTCTGCCGGACACGGTTTGACAAAACGTCGGCGACGGCGTTACAGTTGCTCGCGGCGTTTCCTCGGCGGCGACCCGACGGTCGGCCGGCCGGCCGCTGCCGCCGAGGCGACGCCGTTCTCTCGAAAGGCGATCCAATGTCAAGCGATCCTGAGTCGGCGAGGCCGAAAACGACGCGCTCTCGAAACCCGTTCGGCAATCACCCCGAGACGAAAGCGCCGTTCCGAACGGCCGTCGAGCGCAACGATTTCATAAAGTCGCGGCTGTACTGTCCGACGTGCGGAAAGCCGCTGGTTGTCTATCCGAAGTCGATGGCGTGCGAGAACCGCGACTGCGGCGGGATCATCGGGCCGAGCCAGGTTCCGGGGCTCGGCTCGTTTCCGATGGCGTTGATCGCTCGGGCCGCGCCGGAACGACTGTCGATGTCAAAGATCGACAATGCGTGACGCGATGACGATGACGACCCGCAACACGTTCAAAGGCCGACCGATGGAAAAAACCGCCGCTCTGTACGCTCTCCCGCAAACGATCGGGGCGATCGAGGCCGAGGTCGTCGCCGCCCGCTCGAAACATCCGGCCGCCGACTTCGCCGCTCTGGTCGAGGAATGCGGCGAGGTCGGCAAAATCTTGACCGACCTGCGCGCCGCCCGGATCGCCGGCCTCGCCGGCGGCGGCGCGTTCGACCGCGATCGCCTCGAACGCGAGTTGATTCAAATCGCCGCCGTCGCGATCCGGCTGATCGAGGAAGGGGAACCCGTGTACGGCGTCGAGCCGCTCGACGTGTTCGTTTCCACTCGCGAGGGCGCATGATCCGATGCCGAAACCGCCGAAACTCAAAAAGCTAATTCTGATTGCCGAGACGGACGCGCCGTTTTCGGATCCGAACGGCGTCGTTCGGTTCGAGTTGTCGATCGGCGACCGGCTCGCCGCCGCGCCTCGGGCCGAACGGGTCAAGCTGCTGCGCAACGGACTGCGGCGAATGCTCGCCGAGGTTTTCGGCGATGACGTCGCCGGGCAACTGATACAGGATGTGCCGCTCTCTCCCGTCGAGGCGGCCGCCGTCAAGGTTCTCGGCGCTCAACTCTACAACCCGGCGAAACGCGAGGGGTTCTCGATCAACTGAGTTTCTGTGTCACAAAACGCAAAGGTCGCTCGAATGCGAAAGAAAAAGCCGAAAGACAAGTCGCCGACCGGATCCCGCCGGCCGGTCAACTGTGCGAACTGCTGCGGCGCGTGCTGTCTGCAACAAACGTCGCCGCCGGGTTTCGCGATGCTGGTCGCCGACGACCGTCGCGGGATGCTCTGTCTGCATGAGGCCGGGCCGTTCGCGCCCGACGTCGATATTCTGGCGGCGATGCCGGCCGAGGTTCGAGCGACGCTCGAAACCTATGTCGATCAATTGTTCGCCGGCGAACACGACGGCAAGCCGGAGCGCCCGTGTATCTGGCTCGACCTCGATTCGGGCCGCTGCAAACACTACGAACACCGGCCGACGATCTGCCGCGAGGGGGTCGAGGTCGGCGACGCCGCTTGCCTGTCGTGGCGCGAGGAATTCGCCGATCTGATGCCGCGACAATTCTCGAAAGGGCTCGGGCTCGCGAGGTCGCGGGTCGATGTCGTTCAACTCGACGGGGGGCGCTGACAATGGGCAAGATCAGTCGGCCGGCCGCTCGCCGGCGTCACTCGGTTCACGCCGCACGCCGGCGGAAGGCTCGCGAGTCGGCGCCGATCGACGCCGAGTTTCGGGTCGTCGCTCGATTGCTCGCCGACGGTCGGTCACTCGACGACCCGGAAATAAAAAAGGCGGTCGCGAAACTCGCGGCCGCCGCTGGCCTGTCGATCGGGGCGATCGAGCAAACGCTCGACGCTCTGGTCGCCGCCGTGAACGCCGGCGTCGCCGATGACGCCGGCCGAATCGAGGTCGAGGTCGAGGTCGAGGTCGCCGGCCTCACTCGGCCGACGGTCGGCCGATCGCCGGCCGGTTCTGAGGTCGGCCGATGAACTTGACGTCGCTCGGCGTCAGGAAATACCGGCGAACCGTCGCGTCGAACTTGCCGATCTGCCGGCCGTTCAAACCGTCGCGGCAATACGACCGCACGGTCGAGGGCGCGAGGCCGAGCGACTCGGCGGCGTCGGTCACTGAAATGCGGGGGGTCGATCGAGGCATGATTTGAATCGCTCCGTTTTGAAGGTTTCCGCCGGTCGTCGGCGTTTTCAAATAATAGGAACGCCGACGCCGGAGTTTCAACCCTGAAAGGTAGTTCGATGATCTGTATCACGACAAACGGCCGCCGCTGGCATAGGGTCGGCGACGCTCTCGTTTCGGCCGAGCGCCGCCGCGACTCTCGAATCGTGTTGAAGGTTCAAGCCGACCGAGGCGTCAAGGTTCGACGCGACATCACCGATATCAATTCCGCCGGCGAAGCGCTGGCGGCCGGCGTCGAGCGCCGCCGGGGGCTCTATCGCGATCTGCTGGCGACGCTGCCGGGACTGCTGCCGGCGAACGACGCCGCTCGGGATCTGGTCGAACGGATCCGGGCCGAGGCGAACGACCTCGGCGTCGAGCCAGGTTCCGGGCCGCTGTCCGAATACCGCGACGACGACGACCCGCCGGTCGATCTTTCGTTGATCGCGCCGGGGCCGGTCGAGGTCGCGATTCGGGGGGCGATGCTCGAACGGATGAACCGCACAATCGAGGCGTCGCTCGGGATCCCGTCGGATCTGGCCGGCGACGGAACGACGGCCGACCGGGGGCTCGGGCTATGAAACGCCGACCGCTGGTCATCGTCGTCGAGGCCGTTCTCGCCGTGCTGATCGTCGCGTCGCTGATCGACTCGGCGCTCTACGGCGGCCGCTATCCGGTTTTCTGCCGGTTCTGCGGCCGCCGGGCCGAGGGGTTCGAGACTCGGGTCGCGAACGGCGATCGCTGGCACGGCTGGCGCTGCCGGCCGTGCGGGGCCGAATGTCGCATCGCTGAAAAGCTGGAATTCTAAACCCGCCGGCGGACGCTCTACGGCGGCCGCTGGCGCTCTCCCATCACTCAATCCGACATCCGGGCCGGGCGGCCGCCTCAACAACGCTCGCCGACCCGCTGCGGCGTTCACGGAAGGAACCGGCCGCTATGGCGGATCAACACCGGCTCGACTTCAACCGAGCCGCGAGGGATTTCGAGTTGCGCCGCCTCGGCGTCAAACGCCGCGTGCGGGATCTGCTGTTCGCTCTGGTGGGCCTCGGCGACCGTCGGGCGGCCGTTGACCGGGCCGCCGGCGTCGAGGCGTCTCGGGCCGTGCTGGCGGCCTCGGCGGGGCTCTCCGTCGCGACCGTGCGCCGGGCGCTGGCCGAGGCCGTGTCGCTCGGGCTGGTCGAGGTCGAGCCGGCCGCCGGCGAGGCGAACCGATACCGGGTCAATCTCGACGTGGCGCTGATGCTCGCCGCCGGCGGTTTCAACTCGACGGCGCACGGATCCGCGGCGAATCGAATCGACGGCGCGGCGCCGGCTCGATCTGACGTCGAGTCGAGGTCGGCTCAACCCGGCTCAACCCGGCTCAACCCGGCTCAACCCGGCTCACTTTCGGCCGGGGCGCAACCTGTTGCGGGGCAAGGGAAAAGCCGAGGGGACCGCCGGGGCGACCCGGCTCACGTCGCTATAAATAAACCCGACTCTACCGTCGGGGGGTATATTACGCCCGCTCGACCGACGTTGCTCGACGGTCGAGTTATTCCAAAAGCGCGACCGTGGCGCGTGGGTCCGTCGTCGCTCTCGACGATCGAAGGCGTCGCACGGCTCTACCTCGCTGCGCTCGCGAAAGGCTGGCTCACCGACTCCGACGCGACTCGGGCGCAATTCCTCTGCGTCGCCGTTCACGTTCGCGAGACGGAGCGCAACACGCCGGGCAAGCTGCTGACGTGGCTGATCCGGCACAACTTCGACCTCGACGTCGCTCACCGATTCGCCGAGCGCGCTCGGCAAGCTGCCTCGCGGTTTAATCTCGCGATCGACTCTCTCGTTTCCGAGGCCGGCCGCGTGGCTGGTCGTCAACCTGCGCTCGATTTCTCAGAAGGTAAGTAACAATGAACGACCGTCTCGATAGGAGATCTGCGGCGTCGATCGCCGCTGTCTCAAAACACTCTGAACACGTCGCCGGTCGGCTCGCCGAGTCGATCGCCGACTCGAACCGACGGTTCGACGCTCTCTCGAAACACTCCGAACACGTCGCCGGCCGCCTCGCCGAGTCGATCGGCGAGGCGAACCGACGGTTCGATTCACTGGAGCAACGAACGGCGTCGCTCAAACACAACCTCGCCGAGTTGCGGCAGCAACTCGACGGGCTCGACGGGCTCGTTTGTGCGGGCGACCGGATGAACACGGCAACGGCGGCGGCGGTCGATTCGCTGGTCGAGCGATCCGACGACCTGCTCGATTTCGCGATGCTGATCGCCGGCGCTCTGGTGCAACTCTGGTCGCGCATGCCGGGCGGCGAGGTTCCGCCGCCGGCCGGAACGCCGCTCGCCGAGGTCGTTCACGTTCTGGCGGATCCGGCGTCGAGATTTGGGGCGGCGGCGAGCGCGGATCCGACGGCCGAGGCCGAGCCAGGTTCCGCCGGCGAGGCGACCGACGACGACGTTCGCCTCGAACCGACGGGCCGGGTCGTCACGCATCGCGACGGCCGGCCGCTGGCGCCGGCGATCGTCGAGGCGTTCGTCGAGCCGTCGATCGAGGATCAACTAAAAGCGACGCTCGACGCCTACGTCGCCGACGGGGGCGACGCCGCCGATCTGTATCGGAAATTCGACGGGTCGCCGCTGCCGAGCGAAAGCCGGCCGCCGACCGATCCGCCGGTCGAGAACTGGCACAAGGTCGAGGCACTGCCGGCCGCGTGGCTCGACGGTCTCGACGCCGGCCGCGTGAAAGCGATCGCCGACGCTTTCAACCTGTCGGCCGGGATGGGGGCGGCGTTCGTCGTTCTGATCGTCGATGCGATGATCCGCCGGGCCGAGGCGTTCGCCCGTCGCAAGTATCAATCCGAGCCGCACGTCGCCGGGGCCGTGCTGACGCCGGCCGAGGTTCGAGGCTGGCGGTCGATCGCCGAGGCGCTGCTCGACGGCAAGCCGATCGACGCGACGAAACTCGGCGGCGACCTCGACCTCGACGCCGCGCTCGAATGCGATGGCGTGGCAACGATCCGCGACGCCGCCGGCGATGTCGTCGTCGAGGTTCCGCTCGACCCGAACGCGCCGGCGTGCGATCGCTGCGCCTCGATCCGGGCATTGACCGAGGCGCAAGCCGTCGAGGGGATCGATTACGTTCGCGAGACGCCGGCCGAGGATCCTCGGATCCTGATACCGGCGTCGGTCGTCGAGGAAATCCATCGGCTCGCCGGCCGCGAGGCGCAACCGAAGTTGCGCGACGCCGACGGCCGGCTGCGGCGAATCGTCAACCTGATCGACCGATACAAATCGGCCGACGGCGAGATTCAATCGCTCGACTGGCGGATCGTCGCGAGGATCCGCAAAGTCGCGAGCGCCGTCGATCCGGCGGCGACGTGACACGGCAACCGGCGGCCGGCTCGGCGTCGAGCCGGCCGCGTCTCAACTCTCCCGAGGGATCAATGATCGATGGCGTCGAAACTCGAAATTCATTTCGGTCGGCTCTGGCAATTGCTCGGGCCAGGTTCCGCAATTCCCTACGCGACCGAGGTTCCGCTCGCGGCCGCCGGCGTGGCGACCGCTCGGCTCTGGCGGTTCGATGTCGCGTTCGCCGATGAACGGGTCGCGGTCGAAATCGAGGGCGGGATCTTCAAGGGCGGCCGACATCAACGGATCGACGGCTACACGAACGATTGTGACAAGTACAACGCCGCTCAATGCGACGGCTGGCTCGTTCTGCGGTTCTGCTCAATCCATTTCGACCGGCGGCCGTTCGAGGTCGTCGAGACGGTTCTCGTCGCGCTGGCGAACCGTGGCAACGCTCGGGCGCTCGCGGCGCTGCCGGAATTCCGCGCCCGGATCCCGCCTCGGCCGGCGGCGATCGCCGGCAAAATCCATGCGGCCGCCGGCGTCAAAATCACGACGACCCGAATTCGGTTGACAAAAGGCCGGCGACGCCGCTAGACTTCACCTATCAACCCTGCGGCCGCTGGCCGCCTCGCACGAAAGGCGAACCGATGTCACGCTCTGATCGATGGACGGAAGCCGAAACCGCTGCTCTCGTCATGCTGTACAACGCGATGCTGCGTCGTCATCGCGAGGGAACGCTCGGCCGGGGGCCGGGCAAGGTTACAAAGGCGACGATGATTCGCGATTTCGGTCGCGACTTCGCGCCGACCCGTTCACGTCAGTCGATCGAATTCAAGTTGCGGAACGTCTCGGCCGCCCGCGTGGCTCTCGGCCTCGCGTGGCTGCCGGGTTTCGTTCCGGCGACGAACGCCTCGAACGACATCGCCGCCGCGATCGCTCCGACGGCCGCCGGCGACGTGAACGGGGGGGCGGCCTGATGAACCGGCTCAACATCCTGTCGCTCTGCGATTACACGGGAACGATGGTCGCGCCGTGGGTCGAGGCCGGTCATCATGCGTTTATCGTTGACACTCAACACGCCGACGACGTTTGCGGCGTCGCCGAGGTTCACCCGTCGGGCGGTTCACTGACGCGACTCAATCACAACGTTTGCGATCTGATCGATCGCGAGGGGCGGTCGCTCTGCCGCTGGCTGCGCTGGTCGATGATCTTCGCGTTTCCGCCGTGCGATAACCTCGCCGTCTCGGGCTCGCGTTGGTTCAAGTCGAAAGGGCTCGGCGGTCTGGTCGCCGCGCTGGAAGTCGTCGAGGCGTGCCGCACGATCTGCGAAACCTCGGGCGCTCCGTACCTGATCGAGAACCCGAAATCGATGCTCTCGACTTACTGGCGCTCGCCGGACTTCACTTGCCACCCGTGGCATTTCAACGCCGGCCGGGTCGAGGATTCGTACACAAAGACAACGTGTCTTTGGACGGGCGGCGGGTTCGCGATGCCGCCTCGGGCGGTCGATCCTCGAACGACGGCGGCGATGTCGCTCGCGGCCGAGCGCTACGGCGACCTCGCGGTTCACGGCGATATTGTCGCGGCCGTGCGGAAGGATCCCGACATCGACGCCGCGTGGTTTCCCGACGACCGGATTCACAAGAAAGGTCCGCGAGGCGCTGATCGGGCGAATTTCCGATCGGCGACGCCTCGCGGGTTCGCCGACGCTGTGTTCGCCGCGAACGCGCCGCAACTGGCCGAGTCGGCCGTCGCATGATGTTCGCCGGCCGCCGGCGGCGGGATCCCGCCGCCGGCGTTTTCTCCCTCAACTCGAAAGGCTCGACAATGGCTCTCCGCTGCTATCGCGTTTGGATGCGTGACGGGTTCGCCGGACTGTATGACGCCGAGACGGAAGCCGGCGCACGCGAGCAAGCGATCGCCGCCGCTCGCAAGGGGCTCGAATCCTGCAACGCCGACCCGGACGCGCGCGAAAACCGAAAGGCGATCACGGTCGATTATGCCGACCCGCTCGACGACTGACGGCACGGCCGCCGGCGTTTCTCTCTCTCAATCCGAAAGGCTCAATAATGGCTCGACTGCTGCGAATCGACATCAACCTCGATCACCCGAACGCCGGCGAGAATGTCGCCGAGGATCTTTGCCGGATCCTGCGAACGATGTCGGCACAAGCCGCCGAGGGCGGTCTCGACGACCTCGACGGCGGCGGCGTGAACGACATCACCGGAAACGCTGTCGCGACGGCTGTTGTCGTCGATGCGCCGTTTCCCTCGGTCAACGTGGAAGAGCGCCGCCGCGAACTCGGCCGGCGCTGACTGCAACCCGAGGCGGCCGGCGATCCGGCCGCCTCGATCACTCTCTCGAACCCTGAAAGGCTCTCTCAATGTACTACGGCAATCGCTGCGCGATCACGCTCTCGAACGGCGTCGAGGTCGTCGAGGTTCTGAGACGATTTCCCGACGCGAGGGTCGTCGGCACGGCCGAGTTATACGGCGGCGGTCAACGTTGGATTGTTGAATTTGAGCGCGCGACGCCGGCCGAGCCAGGTTCCGGCCGACTCTCGACGCCGGCCGATGAATTGCCGGACTGTCTGCGCGAATACGACCGGCAAGGCGGCCGAGGCGTTCTCGCCGTGACGTGGCAACGGCCGACCGACGGCCGGTCGTTCCTCGCGGCGACGTCGGAACGGCCGGCGGCGTTCGAGGACATGCGCGAGGTCGCTCGCGAGGCGATCCGCAACCTACGGTCGAACGTCACGATCTGGCGGCGGACGCGAGCCGGCGACCCGTGGGCCGAACTGGCGATCGAGGCGGGCGCCGGCGTCGTCGAGGCCGAGGCCGCCGGCGACGACGAACCGCCGGCGGCGACCTCGGCGCTCGACTCGACCGTTTGCCTCGCGGTCACTGCGCTCGACGAACGGGTCGGCCGGAACGTCGTCGTCGCCGTTTGGCGTGACGACGTGGCCGAGGCCGCGTCGCGGAAGTGGGCGATTCAATTCGCCGACCGGCTCGCGTCTGCCGGCCGGCGATCGGTCGAGGTTTGGGATCGTCGCGGCGATGGCTGGTCGCTCGATTTCTGTCCGGTCGGCGACGTCGCGGCGGTCGAGGCCGAGCAATGCTCGCACGGGGCGCACGCGACCGACTGCGGGCGCTGCAACGGGGTGCCGGGATTGACCGACGTCGAGGATCCGCGGATCCTGCGATAACGCCGTCGCTTTACCGGGCGCACGCACGCCGGCCGCCGGGGGAAACCTCGACGGCCGGCGTCGTCGTTTGATACGCTCTCGACGCTGACGCGACGACGGACTTTCGCACCTGCAACCCGAGGGCTCGAACCGATGATCTTTCTCCAAGCGCCGACCGTCGATCCGGGATTGACGAACTCTCTCAATCAAGCCGCGCTCGCGACGATGCTCGGCCTCGCGGTCACTGCCGGCGCGTACGTGCTGCATCGGCTGTTTTCAAAAACTGACGGGATCATCACGCGAGCCGGCGACAAACATAACGTTTTGGTCGACAAGACGATCGAGACGAACGCGACGAACGCCTCGACGACGGCGAGGCTCGTCGATGCGGTCGAGGCCGGCCGGGCGGTCGAATCCGAGCGAAACGTTTTGATGCGGCAACTGATCGCGCGTTCTGACGGAAGCGCCGAGGCGCTCGAACGGCTCGGCGAGTCGGCGCTCGATATTCTGGCGGCCGTTTGTGAAAAGATGGACATCCAAGATCGGGCAAAGGGCTCGATCGAGGCGTTCCGCCGCGACCTGCGGCGATTCTCAACCGAAAGGCGATCCGATGACGATGACGTTGCAAACTCTGGCTCTACTGGCGGCGTTGGGCGCGCCGCCGGTCGCTGAAATTCGAGCGCCCGACAATCCCGTTCCGGCGCTCGCGCTGCTGCCGATCACGTACAAGCCGGCCGATGGCGAGCGCGTGGCGTGGGACGTTGACACGTCTCGCGTCGAGATTCCGAAAGTAAACGCCGCCGCGTCGCGGGCCGATGTCGAACGACTGGCCGCGACTCTCGGCGGCGAGGTCGTTTGGTCGAGCGACGAAGCCGACGCCGTTCTACTGTTCATCGAAATTCCGAACGGCGTCGTTCTCGCGAACTATCCGGGCGACTGGTCGATCGCGCTCGCCGTCTCGAACGCTGACGGGCTCGACATCGATCAACGGGTCATCACGCGAGCCAGGATCGGCGGAACGAACCCGCCGCCGCCGCCGCCGGTCGATCCGCCGCCGCCGGTCGATCCGCCGCCGGGGCCGCTCGACCTCGACTTGAGCGACGACGCGCGAGGCTGGCTCGGCACGGTTGACGCCGCCGGCCGCGACCGGGCGAAAGACGTCGCGCGCACGTTGAAGGAACTCGGGGGGCAGGCGACCGAGGTCGGCTCGATCGGCGGCCTCGACGCGCTGTTGACGTTCGGCCTCGCCGCCGCGTTCGGCGATGACGCGAAACACTGGCAACGGTTCGCCGAGTCGGCCGACGCTGCTCTCGAACGCCTCAAAGCCGGCGGCGTGACGGTCGCGCAATACGGCTCGGCGCTGGCGTCGATCGGGAAGGGGATCGAATGAGCGCCGACCTACTCAATCCGTTTACAAACGCCGTCTCGCTGGCGGATCTGGCGTCGGGCATGGGCGCCCGCGACGTTCCGCCGGCGACGCCGAAAGAATTTGTCGCGCATCTCGCCGCAACCGGACACCTGCAATTTCCGTTCGGTCGTGAGGATCGGGGGCCGTTCACTGCGGCGGCGCTCGGTCGAATGACGCTCAAGTCGCGAGGGATCCGCGACGCGATCGCCAGTTACCAGACGACGAACGCTTACACGCTCGACCTGATGTCGGCGCAACTGCGCGGCCGGCGGTCGGTCGTCGATGGCGAGGTCGATGTTTCGTCGCCGGAATCCTCGGCGCTGCTGAGGATGCCGCATATCGCCCGCTGCGGTTGTCCCGACTTCGATCGGGTCGCGGCGGCGGTCGGCGACAACCGGAGTTTTCCGGCCGGCTGCGATCCGTCGCGGCCGCAAACGCACGTCAACACGGTGCGCGTCGATAAGTCGCGCATGCCGGCGTTTCTCAACCCGGTTTTCGAGTCGCACGTTTGGCCGGCCGTCGTTCGCCACTATGCGCGCGTCGGTCTGCTGTTGAAGCGCGACGACTCGAACCCTCGGGCGAATCATTTGTCGAGTTGGGAACCGCTCGCCGGCTCGACGATCGGACTCGCGCTCAAGCCGTGGCCGGGCTCGTTTCAATGCGCAACGTCGCTTTGGAATCGATACGACCCGACTTACAAGCCGGCGAACATTGTGCGCGAATGGATCACGTTGATCCTGCACGAACTCGGTCACAACCTGTCGCTCGATCACACGTCGGGCGGCGTGATGAATCCGGGTTTGATTCCGGGGCTCGACGGTTGGGTCAATGATCCGTGCTGGCCGCTGCTCGCGCGGTTTTTTGGCGGCGTCGCCGTCGATCTTGAGCCGACCGGGCCGGATGCGTGGATCCGGCAAACGCTACACTCGCGGAACGGGCGCGAACTGTCGTTCGACTTAAACCCGCCGCTTGTCATTCAGCAAGGATAAGGCGCTATGGAAACCGCAGAAGCGAAAAAGGTCACGCTGTCGCCGATCGAGGCGGTCGTCGAGGGGGCCGTTCGTCGCGTCGAGGGAACGCCGCCGGGGGCGGCGATCAATTTCGATTTGATCCTCGGTCTCGTTACGACGCTGTTCCAATTCATCCGGGATTGCGGCGTCGGCGGCGCACGCTCGGCGATCCGCTCGGGCGGGATCGAGGCAAAGGTCGCCGCATACCGGGCGGTTCTCGAAACCGATTATCCGGGCAACCGGGCGGCGCTGGCTCTGGCGATCGCTGCCGACGGGGCGAAGTCGAGCGACGCCGACCTCGACGCGACGATCGCCTCGGCGATGTCGTTCTCTCGAACGTCGCTCGCGTTGATGCTGGCGCTGTCGCTGCTGTCGCTGCCGGCGGTCGCCGGGCCGTTCGCCTCGGCGATCGGCGTCGGGCCGATGTCGATGGCGATCGCGGCGGCCGAGGGCTCGAACGGCGGCGCGACGCCGACGGTCGAGGTCGAGCGCGCTCTCGAACTGCTCAAGCTGACCGACGGGGCGGCCGTTACGGTTTACGACATCGGGGCCGGCGACGGCCGGGTCGTGCGCGAGGCGGCCGCGTGCTACGGCGTCAAAGCCGTCGGCGTCGAGGTCGATCACGATCGAGCCGTCGAGGCGACAAAGCTGACGGCCGACGCCGGGCTCTCGGATCTGGTCACGATCGTCGAGGGCGACGCCCGCGACCTCGACATCAAAGCCGAGGGTAACGTCGCATACGTTCATCTTTGGCCGGAAATGCTCGACGACCTGCGGCCGTTGCTCGAACGGTTCGATCGCGTCGTTTCGTATGGTCATCCGATCGACGGTCTCAAGATGACGTCACACCGGGGGCTGTTCGTGTACGAACGGCCGAGCCAGGTTCCGCCGGCGGCCGTCGTTTCTGATCCGCCGAAAGCTGAAACGAAACCGGCCGCGAAGCCGGCGACGCCGGCGGCCGTCGAAACGCTGGTCGAGGTCTCGACGTGGAATCGACCCGCGTATCGAGTTGACGGGAACGGCCGGCGAGGCGTCGTCTATCCGGGCGACGGCCGGCTCTACATCGGCCGTCATTGCAACGCCTCGAATTGCTCAATGTGCAATTGGATCGCGAACGCTCTCGGCTGCGCGAACGGCAACTGCTATGCGTGCCGCCGGGGCGGCAACTGACGTTTCGACTTTACGGCGTCGGCGGGACGGCTCTACAATCCCGCCGACGCGATCCGGGTCATCCAGCAAAGGCTAAAATCATGGCGTCTGGTTTCTACGTCACCGGGCTCAAAGAGATTTTCGACGGGTCGGTTCGCCCGACGCTCGACACTCTCAAGCTGATGTTGGTTGACACGGGGTACACGTTCGACGCCGATCACGACGTCGTTGACAACGGGGCGAACAACGGGACCGACCCGTCGTTTAATGAAATCGTGGCGACGAACTACACCGGCGGATTCGCCGGGGCCGGCCGCAAAACGACGACGACGACGCTTGTCGCCAACAAAACCGACAACCGGCTCGATTGGGCGCTCAATGATCTGACGTGGACGGCGTTGGGCGGCGGAACAAACGACACGATCGGTTTCGCGCTGCTGATCGAGGAGCGCACGAACGACGCCGACTCTCGGCTCGTCGCTTGTTTCGACCTCACCGATACGCCGACGAACGGCGGCGACGTCACGCTCGATTTCACGGCGTCGGGAGCTGGCGGAAACATGCGCGTTTCGCTGTGACGCGCGGTCGGAAACTGTTTCGAGATCGAGGCCGGCCGGCCGTTCGGCCGGCCTCGCGTCTTTGATGGGCTCGACCGATGCCGACGAAACGCTACCTCAAGAAAACGCAAACCGAGGCCGGAACGACCGGGACGCCCGGCACGATCGGCGCGACGGTCGATCTTTCGACGACGCAAGGAACCGCCGATTCGCTCGGCTCCGGCAACCTCGCCGGCTCGACGAACTACGACACCGTTCCGGCCGTGTCGTTCACGATGACGGTCGGCGCGGGGGTCATCGCCGACGGCACACAAAATTACGGCGTCAGCTATCAAGTAACGGCGTCGCAAGATGAGTTGTTCGTTAAACCTCGGCTGCGTCGCGTGAATTCTTCCGGCGTCACGCAAGCGACGTCGGGATTCGGAACCGAGCGCGCCGCGAACGGCGGCGACATCGTTGGAACGTGGACCGACACGATCAGTTTCAACGCCGGGACGTGGGCCGCCGGCGACCGGCTCGTTTTCGATCTGCATGGATACGACGACGGGCCGGGGCCGCAAAACTTTACGCTCGCGGTCAACGATGCCGATTCGTGGGTCGAGACGGTTGACGGCTCGGGCTCTCCGGCGACGCTGACGCCGCCGAACGCGACGGCGACCGGCTCGGTCATCGCGCCGACGGTCGCGGCCTCGATCACGCTGACGCCGCCGAACGCGACGGGCTCGGGTTCGGTCATCGCGCCGACGATCGTTCCGGTCGCCGTGCTGACGCCGCCGACGCTGACGCCGGCCGCCTCGGTCATCGCGCCGACTGCGGTCGGCGGGGCGATCACGATCACGCCGCCGACGATCCTCGCCGCGAGCCAGGTTCTAACGATCGGGCAAACGGTCATTCCGCCGAACGCGACGGCGGCGGCCTCGGCGATCGCTCCCTCGGTCGTCGCGGTCGTCACGCTGACGCCGCCGACGATCACCGCAACGGGGGCGGTTCTCTCGCCGAGCGCCGGCGCGCCGATCGTTCTGACGCCGCCGACGATCAACTCGATTTCGACCGTTCTCGCGCCGCCGGCAAACCGGCGACATGACGTCGGCACGATCACGGCGACCGGCTCGGTCGTCGCGCCGGATCTGCTGGCCGGCAATGTGCTGGCCGTGCCGATCATCGACGAAAACGGGACGGGGGCGGATCTGGTCGCCGTCGTCATCGCGCCGACCGTCTCGACGACGCCGATTTCGGTCACGCCGCCGAACGTGACGGCGACGGGCTCGGTCATCGCGCCGACGCTCCGCGCTGTCGTTCGGCCGACCGTGCCGACGCTGACGGTCTCGGCCGCCGTCACGCCGCCCGCACAATCGGCGAACGTCTCGATCGCCGTTCCGTCGTTCACTCGGGCCGCCTCGGTCACGCCGCCGACGCCGACGTCGCCGATGACGCTGACGCCGCCGACGCTCACCGGCTCGGCCTCGGCGATCGCTCCCTCGATCCGCTGGTCGCTGACGCCGCCGGCGATCGCCGCCTCGACCTCGGTCACGCCGCCGACGCTCTCCGTCGTCGCTGGACTGCCGCCCGGCGTCGCGACGGCTGTCGGGTCGGTTCTGCCGCCGGCGCTCGTCTGCGGGGCAATCACGCTGCCGGACGAACTGATTTCGGCCGCCGCCTCGGTCACGCCGCCGGCGGCCGTCGCAACCGTCTCGCGGATCCCGCCGACGCTCACCGGCTCGGCCTCGGCGATCCCGCCGACGCTCGCCGTCTCGGCCGTGCCGCCCGTGCCGACGGCCGCCGCCTCGGCCTCGGTCATCGCGCCGACGGTCGCCTCGGGGGCGATCACGGTCGCCGTGGGATCCGTCGCCGCGGGGGCCGCCTCGGTCATTCCGCCGGCCGAGGCGCACGTCGCGACGCTCTCGCCGCCGAACGTGACGGCCGCCGGCGTCGTCGTCGAGCCGCCGATCGACCGGGGCCAGGTTCCGGGGGTCGCGGTCGCCTCGGCCTCGGCGATCGCTCCCTCGGTCGTCGTCTCGATCACGCTGACGCCGCCGGCGATCGGCGCCTCGGCCTCGGTCGTCGCGCCGACCTCGACGAACGTGAACACGCTGACGCCGCCGACGCTGACGCCGGCGGCCTCGGTCACGCCGCCGGCGGTCGTGCGCTCGGTCTCGATCGCGCCGCCGGCGATCGCCGCCGCGACCTCGATTCTCTCGCCGACGCCGGCCGGGGGCTCGGCCTCGGTCTCGATTCCGGCGCTGACGGCCGCCGCCTCGATCCTCGCGGCGTCGCTACTCGCCGCCGTTACACTGACGCCGCCGGCGATCGAGGTCGCCGCCGTGGCTCTGCTGACGCCGCCGATCGTCATCGACCGGGCGACCGACGGGCCGGGCTGGACTTTTCACGAACATGAGGTTTGACGCATGGCCGATATCTTTCTGCGATCGACCGACGGGAACGACGCGAACGCCGGCACGGCGAAGGAAGCGCCGAAAGACACGATGCAAGCCGCGATCACTGCGGCCGGGGCCGGCGGCCGCGTTTTCGTTTCCGACCTGCATGACGAAATCGTCACGCCGGCCGCTAACTTTCTGTGGTCGATTCCGGGAACGGTCGGCGCGCCGACGCGAATCTATTGCGTTCCAGACTGGGGGGCGGCGACCGGATCGACTGCGCCGACCGCATACTCGACCGGCGCTCGGTTCTCGGTCGATGGCACGGTCAACAATCTCAATCTGCAATGGCCGACCGCATATTTCCACTTCTACGGGATCACGTTTCGGGGCAACAATTTCGGCGGGAACGCGAACGGGTTTTCGCTCGGGATCACGACGAACGGACACGGATACCTGTTATTCGAGGACTGCGATTTCGTCACGCGCACGGGAACGGGGCCGCTGTTCGGGATCGGGTCGTCGCTCAACAACGGCTCGGCGCAGACGGTTCACCTGATTAACTGCCGTTGGAACTTCAACGCGACCGCCGGACAAATCCAATTCTCGACGGCAAATGCGATCATCGAAGATTGCGCGACGAACCCGTTCACGGGATCAATCCCGACGACGGCGTTTCAGTCGGTTTCCGGCGTCGGCCGGATCGTCATTCGCAACGTCGATCTTTCCTCGGTCTCGGGAACGCTGATTTCGTTCGGCTCGAACGATCGACCCGCGCCCGAAATTCTGTTCGAGGCGTGCAAGCTGCACGCCTCGGCGACGAAATACTCGACGACGAACCTCAACGGGCCGGGCGGCCGCTCAGTCAAATTCCTGCGATGCGACTCGGGCGACACGAATTACAAGTTGATCCGGGTCGATCAGCGCGGAACGTTTCAGGATGAAACGACGATCGTTCGCTCGGGCGGCGCGAGCGACGGAACGACGCCGTTCGCGTGGAAAATGGTCACTGTGGCGAACGTCTCGAACCTGTATCCGATGCACGGCGAGCCAATCCCGATTTGGATCGACTCGACGGGCTCGGCAAAAACGATCACGATCGAGGTCGTCACCGATAACGTGACGTTGACCGACGCCGAGGCGTGGATCGAGGTCACGTACCTCGGCACGTCGGGCAATCCGCTCGGGGCTCGCGTCTCGGATCGGATCGCCGGGTTTTTGGCGACGCCGGCGAATCAATCAACGTCGTCGGTCACTTGGACGACGACCGGCCTCGGAACGCCGGTCAAGCAAAAGCTAGAAGCGACGTTCACGCCTCAAGAGAAGGGGCCGGCGATTGTGACGGTTCATCTCGGCCGCGCCTCGACGACGCTTTACTACTGTCCGAAAGCAACTGTCGCATGAGCCGAGAATTCGCGATCGACGGGTTCACGTTGACCGACGCCGACGATCGTCAATTCGCGATCGACGGGTTTACGCTGTTCGGCGACGCCTCGGCGGCCGTCACGCTGACGCCGCCGAACGTGACGGGCTCGGCCTCGGCGATCGCTCCCTCGATCGCCGCCGGCGTCGCCTCGATCGCGCCGCCGGCCGCGACGGGATCCTCGACGGTCGTCGCTCCCTCGATCACGCTCGGCGCTGTCACGCTGACGCCGCCGGCGATCGCCGTCTCGACTTCGGTCGTCGAGCCAGGTTCCGCCGTCGCTCAAACGATCACGCCGCCGACGCTCACCGGCTCGGCCTCGGCCGTCGAGCCGACGGTTTCGTTCGGCGGCGACCCGCAAACGGTCGCGCCGCCGGCGATCGCCGCCTCGACGTGGGTTTTCGGGCCGGTCTCGACCGATCGACCCGAGGCGAGCTATTTTCCGCGCTGGCAATTCAAACCGGGGGCAACGATGACGGGGATCGCTCGCGAGGTTCGGCGGAAACGGGCAAACGAATCGATCACTCGCGCAATCGACTTTACAAATCGAATGGTCGCCGGCGACTCGATCGCGTCTCTCGACGGGCTCTCGGTCTCGCCGACGACCGTTCCGCCGCTGGTCGTCACGTCGCCGACCGTGGCGGCCGACGGCGCTCGCGTTTTGCTCGATATTGCCGGCGGGCTCGACGGCGTTCTATACTCTGTCGCCGTCGCCGTGCGAACGACGCCGGGGCTCGAACGCCGGGAAGGCGTGGCAAAGTTGCACGTTGATGACGGTTGAACCATGCGCCGACAAGCCGACCCGAGCCGCCGATCGTCAATCCGCCGGCTCTATCGGTCGGCGCGCTGGTCGGCGATGCGGCGGGCGCACCTGAAACGGCCGGGAAACCGGACGTGTCGCGACTGCATCGCCGAGGGCAAGCCGCCGGCGCTCTGCATTCCGGTTCGAGCCGTCATCGATCACGATCCGCCGCACGACGGAACCGAGGCGACGTTTTTCGACCGCTCTCGGCTCGTCACGCTCTGCGGCCGTCATCACTCGCGGCGAACGGCGATGTTCGACGGCGGGTTCGGTAATGTGAAACGACCTCGGCAACCGGGCGGCGACGGGATGCTCTCGATCGACGCCGATTGCAAGGTCAAGAAATGAAAGCGATCCAATGCAAACGCGACTGCTCTCGGTCTCCCTCGAATTGCTCGCCTCGATCCTCGCCGGGCTGAAACTCTCGAACGGCGAAAGCTGTCACTATCGAATCGAGGCGCACCCGCTGCCGGCCGACGTCAAGGTCGTCGGCGTCTCCCTCGCCGGCGACGGCAACGGCTCGACGTTCGTCGTTCTGACGGTCGAGTCGGCAACGTTCGACGACTCGACGCCGGACTATCTGCCGCCGCCGACGCTGGTCGCGGAAGTCTCGCGGGCGCCTCGGCCGGGCTGGTTTGTGCCGATCGACTCGGCCGAGCAATGGGCGAACCTACTCGGGGCGCTCGACTTCACCCGGATGAACTGCAACACGCCCGAGGCTCGAACGGCCGCCGCTGCTCTGCACACGCACGCCGCGAACGCACGCAATCAACGCACCCGAGCCGGCGTCGTCGAGACGTCGGCGGCCGCGTCGATGGGCTGATCCTCGACGCTCCCTCGACACTCTCTCGAAAGGCGATCCGATGCCGACGTTTGAAAAGGCCGACGCTACCGTCAATGAAATCGTTACGGGTCTGGTGGGCAAGTATCACAAACGCCTCGCCGACGTGGGGGTTCGGCTGGCCGTGCTGATGGCGCACGCAAAGCTAGACAAGCAAGGCGAGCCGCGTGACACGCCCGTTAAATTCGGGGGATACAAGGCGCTCGCGATCGTCAAGGTCACGACGTTGCGCGAGCGAACCCTCGGGCAAGCTGATGCGGTCATCACGATCGACGGCGACAAATGGCCGGATCTGACGGCGGCCGAGCAAAAGGCGCTGATCGATCACGAACTCGAACACCTTGAGCCGCATTGCGACCGCAAGACGGGCGAGCCGCTCAAGGATGATCGAGGTCGGCCGCGTCTGTATTGCAGGCTGCACGACTGGCAACTCGGCGGGTTCGATGCTGTGGCTCGACGTCACAAGGAACACTCGATCGAGGTCAAGGCCGTGCGCGCTCTGCGCGACTGGCAATCGCTCGAACAACTCACGCTGTTCGCGAAGGATTGACGCGAGAAAATAAAGCGATCCGAGCGCGGGCCGGGGGAGGGGGCGATTTTTCAGGGTCGCTTTCGTTCCTGAC